AGCGCCTTGGCGCCAAACAAGTGTGGGCCCGAGCGTGAGAGCACTGTCTGGCATCGTGTACCTGCTTTTTGATACACGCAGCTCCTGAGTTCCTGCCTGCAAAATATCTGCATCAAGCTCGGAAACTTTTGTGTCTAGACCCCCTGTTGAGCTTTTTGACTTAGATATCACTGTTCTTGTACTGTTTTCTTCAAGAATTTCTTCGTAAATATCTCCTAAAGCAGCCAGCATGTTCATGTAGCCTACAAGCTTTGAGTTTCTAATTGTATCAAAGAGATCGGCAATAGCGCCAAGCGCAGCGAAGAGGCCTCCTTTGAAGATATCGCCAAAAGCTAGGCCTATTTCGATCGTAGATCGTACTACTGCTCTAAAGACAATGGCGTAATAACCAGGAGAATCATTAATATTTCTACCGCCAGGAAGGAAAGAGAAGAGGCCTCCGCCAGACCCGTGGAAGTCGTCTATTTCACCGAAGAATATTTCTGTCCCAAGAGATGTAGCTTCAACAAAATCCATTCTCGTTGGACGTACGCCAAAGAACGACGGTTTGACAAGAGCAGCGCCGCCCCCCTGGAAAGCGACACCCATTCTCCCTGAGTCGGCCGGGTTAAACTCAGGTGTTGCCTCTCTTGTTGCCTTGTTTCCTGATGGTAGTGGAAGAATCAAGGCACCAATTATCATCGCAACCAAGTCTACTAAAAGACCAACAGCGAGAACAAGTGCAACAACAAGCGTTGTCATTCCTAATTTAGGCGTGGCACCGAAAGGCTCGAGAGGACTGTTGAGTGCGCCAAAAGACTTAGCTCGATAACCATCGTAGACTTTGGTAACACTGGACCCCTTTGTATCTTTGTTGCCGCCACCGAAACCAGGCTTCTCAACGTTCCTAGCTAACATGTCATTCGGATCTGTCTTTGAAGCTCCTAGCTGCTGAAGCGAAGGTAGAAGACCTGCTAAGAAAGCACCCTGAGTTGGACTATGACCCGTTGCAGCAACGACGAGCTTTTGGCCTATGTCTTTCATCGCTTTTAGCTTGACATTAGCAGAATTGTTATCGTATTCTCCTAGCTCATTCTGCTTAGAAACAAAAGGCAATCCATCAACCTGGCCTGCGGTCATAGGACTACCAGAAGCGTTATAGGGTGATTTTCCGTCGGGGTGGAATCTATTGAACTGTGTCAACACAGGACTTATCAGTTTTTTGTTTCTTGCATCTCGAAGTGTTGTATCACCTGCCTTAGTACCATCTTTCCCTGACTTATCAAGAACGTCACGAATCTGGTTTGGGTCAAAAGTTCCGCCGCCTTTTGCGTCAGGTGTAGACCCACCTGAGATCGTATCGAAGTAGGCTCGAAGATCTTCACTAGACAGCTCTCTAGAATCTTGCTGGAAAAATGCATTCTCTGCGCCGCCGTCACCGGAGTCGTAAGCGGCTGCTTTACCGTCGTCTCCCGTGAGCTTAAAATGATTCATACCGTCTTTGAGTCGGTACTTGTTTTCTTTGGTTTCAAAACTAGCGTAGTCGCCTAAAGCTTTCTTTATATCACCCTTAAGGTCATCCACATACGGGTCGGCCGTACCGTCGCCCTGTTGGTCGACGATGTACTGAATTTCTTCAGTTCCGTTAGATCCTCCGTACGCGTTTACTCGTAAAAAGTCTTTTAGCTTATCTCTTGCCACTTTTAATTACCGCCTAAGATTATCTATTCATCTTCTCAATATTCTCTTTAAACTGCTGCCTTTCTTCATCAGACAATTCGTTTAGATCTTGATAGAATTTTGTCACACTAGGCATGAATACACCTGCTAGCTCTTCAACAAACTTTTCAACGTGATCTCTTTGTTCTTCAGTTAACTGATCGTAATACTTTTTAAATCGGTCGTCTTCTTTAAGCTTCTTATTAAAATCAAGATTCAATAAATCTGATGGGTTGAATTGTGACATTGTTACTCCTTGTCTCGGGACCTACGTCCGCTTTGTCCTTACTAAATAAGTGTTGATGTGTTTTTCAGTGTTAAATGAGTCTGTGCTGTTTCAGTCTTAAGAATTGCTTTCGCGAGTTTATCTGCCTCGATGTGAATGTCTAGGGCGAAGTTAAGAGATATAGGCTTGTCCTTGATCTTTGTAAACTCTTCAACGATCTTGAGATTGTCCTCAATATCATCAATTGTAGCCCTGAGCTCGATGTTTGGAATACCGTCTACAATTGTGTTGATTGTTTCGATCTCTTGGCTAAGTACTCTGACTTGTTCTGCAAGATTTTCGGCCATCGTTATTTTTGATTCCCAAACACTACTATCATAATTGGCCAGGAAGTCTCCTATCCAGTCCTCGGAGAAGTAATTTATATCTCTCAGAACGTGGTCGAGGCTATCGAAATCATACATTGCACCTGCTGTGAGTCTATATAGGGAATTCTTTATCTTTGCAGCGCTGTCAACGGCAGTAACAAATAACCCGGCTTTTTTCTCTAGACCGGCATAGCCTCTTGAACTACTCATGGTTCTTGCAAAATCTTCCACAGATTTATATGTTTTATTGGTGAAAGTTACTTTCATTAGATCACGGATAGTATTTGATGCTCTTTGCATAGCGTTTCTATCAAATCCTTGACCTTGAACTGTAGACTGGAGCGAGCCGCCTTTTCCGAATAACTTAGCCACAGTTTCTATCGTCTTCATGACAGCTTCTAGGGCCTGAGTTTTTGCAGCAATGTTTCCTGTAGGCTTCTCGAACTTGTTAAACTCCTCGTAGACATGCTTGATCGCTGGCATCAGATCGTCTTTGAGACCTTTAGCCATTGTCTTAAATTGATTGTTGATTCGACTCATCATTTTAGTTTGCTGCGCAGGATCAAGTGTGCTACTGTGTGCTATGGAGTTGATTGAGGCATTGATCGTCTGATTCATTCCGCCTACCACGCCCATTATTGCCGTCATCATATTCGCAGCTGCTTCAACTTTTACTGGATCTAGATTTTCAGGAATTTCCTGTATCATCGTTGAGGCTGCGTCGATCACTGTCTTGATCATATCGCCTAGTAAAGGCAAGAGTGACTCTAGAACAGGGCCAACTTTTTGAGCATAGCTGGCGAGGGATCCTATAAACCTTGCAGAGTGGTCATTATCAACATGCTGCATAGCTTGGACAGCATCTCCCGGGGTCAGAGCTGACATGAATCCTGCCATGGCTTGAATGATCGGAGCGATGTCGCCTAACATTGATGTCTTTCCTTCGTCAAGCTGCATGGAGTTTAGAAGAGAGAAGAAAGATTGGGTGAAAAGTTTGTCTTTTACAGTGCCCAGAAGACTAATTACCTGAGGTCCTTGGACTGCTGCAAATTCGGCCTGAGCTTTTATCACATTGTCGATATCATCGTTATCAGTTGCTTCAGCTACACCATCAGAGATTGACTGAGACATTGACTGGGCAAGTACTCCTATACCCTGCATGATTCCGCCAATTGCTCCAAGTGCTTCAATAGCAGACTGATCTACATTTAACGATGCGATCTGCCTCATCTGATCCATTAAAGCCACTACGCCGTTTTTCATGAAAGCGTCCACGAGGTCTACGACTAAGGCAATATTTCCTGCCATAGTCTCGCCCCTCGAAGCTTCTAAGGGTGTAGGCTTAATTGATTTTAAAATCTCACCGATTCCATCAATCATTCTAGCTGAGACGTCCATCAAGCTTAAGATTGCGTCAGAAACTATCTTAAATGTTGCAGGGTCTTCTATCTTGATCGCAGCAATAGCTTCAATTGCAGGAACAAAGGAAGAAACAAGTGTTGCCCCTAGACTACCTAGCACCCCAAACCCGGCTGCGAGTATTGCTACACCTGCTGTTCCGAATGGGAACGATGTGAGCATGATACCTAAACCGGCGGCGATTGGCAACATCATTGCTGTTGCGCCGATAATAAGTACCATATTATCCATGACAGCTGCTACACCGGACGGATCTTCGCCGGCGGCTTCTCGAACGAGGTATGTAATTCCGGCGAATGCAGCGCCTAAGATCCCCATAAAGACTCCGAGGACAGCAGCGCCCTTAATCATTTCTCCGAAAGGAAGCTTACCAATTTTGGCTTTATTAAATGCGTATGCTAGTGCACCTCCGCCTACAGCAAATGCGCTTATGACTGCAAGAGTTTCTAGAACTTCTGATGTTTTTAGGCCTGTCATTTTATACAGAGCAGTTAGAGCGGCTGCGGCGCCAAGAAGAGCTAGACCTGCTGTCCCTGCGATCAAAGTCAGGTAACCCATGCCTTTCAGGACTTGCTTGATATTGACCTTGCCTACCTTCTCAACCTCATCCAGCTTCTTTGACAGGCCAGGGCCAGCTGGTGGTGCAGTAGACTTAGCTGCATCAGCAACCTTGTCTCCCTTAGAAAAAACTCCTGATAGTTTCTTGCCTATGCCGCCTAAAGCGCCCGGGGCTTTACTCAGACCCGACAGGGTGATAGAGCCTATCTTTGTTAGAGCAGCTCCGAGCATTGCTGCGGCACCTACGACGAACGATGGGCCGAACATTAGAGTCGCAAGAGCTGTTCCTATCGCAATAGACTTCATCGGGTGTGCAACGATCCAGTCTAGAATTGAGTCAAAAAGCTCTCCCAAGAGAAGAGAAACATAAGGCCAAATAGCTTTAAAGAATCTTCCCCAAGCTGAGAATAGTTTTCCGAACCCAGATTCCATGGCACCGGTGCCTTGACCAGAGAGACCTGCTTCAAATGCTGGGAAGAACTCCTCAAGAGCGCGAGCAGCAGCATCAACCATTTCACCTGCCATGCCTGCGAGAGCGCCTAGTGCAGCGTCGATTCCGTCTCGAACACTCATACCGAACACGTCCTTAAAGACTCTTCCAAACTCTTTGCTGGCTCCGGATAAGTTTCCACCCATTAACATGTCAAAGAAGCCGCCCGGGCGAGCCAAGCTGTTTACAAGCGGTTCGATCTTCATGATTGTTTCAATAATCTTGTCAAAAAATCCGGCGTCTACCATACGCTGAAAGACTTCACCCAACTTGAAACCAGTCCGATACATCGCCTCATTTAGTCTCTGAAATTCTGCTAGATCTCCTTTTGACTTCATGAAGTCTCCAAAGCCCTTTGTAAGGTTGTCAAAGATCCCACCTGTAGTCAGGACCTCAACCATCTTTGCAAATTCTTTCGTAAGACTGTTGACTGCATCCTGCATCTTCTCTGCATCAGTCTTCTGAGCCTCGGATGCTTTTCTTAGTTCTTTTACAGACTTGCCTCGGTTTTTCTGAGCGAATAATAGCTTCGCCTCATTTGCTGTCAAGCCTGTCTGAGTTGCTAGAAGTCTTAATTCAGCATTGTTCATCTTTGTGGCATCTCGTCCGGCTGCGAACATGCTCTTTCGAAGGTTCTCAAGGTTCTTGATCGGGTCGTTAGCGGCATCTTGCATCATGCGCATCGGGTTGAGTGCTATACCAAATGCCTGCCCCAAAGAAGCAGCTGACTGAGCTGCTGAGTCAAAGTTCAAAAACTTGTCAGTAATTTTGCTTAGTGTCTTGAAATCAGACCCTAGAGACCTGAGTTTGCCTGAAATCACGGCGGCATTTTCCACTGTGATGTTACCAAATGTGCCTACATCAGCTATTATTTCACCGATATCTTGAGAGATAACTTTCTTCGTTATTCCTGTTGCTGATTCTATGGCAGCAGATTGTTGAAGAATGTCCATGGTCATTTGATCTACGCTCTGACCTGTAGTCAGAGCCATATCCGCAAGGACCTCCATTCCCGCAGTGGTCATGTCAAGTATATTGTTAAGTATTAAGGCTGTCTCGGCTGTGGGTGCTAAACCTTGTGACTCCAGCGCAAAGAACCTTGACCCCATTTTTTCAGCCATTTCTCCCATGGCAACAAATTCTTGTCCGGACATGAAGGCAAACATATTTCCGAACTTGGATTCTACTTCTCCGGCGCCGGCCGCCATATCTCTCAGTGTATCTGCCTGTGAGCCGAACTTTTTAGCCAGGTCTTCTGAAGCTTGCGCGATTGGTATTTGGGCCTTTGTTACCTCGTCAGACATTTTCATTAAGGCTTCAGTCACCTTAATGGGAGCTAACATTAATTCAACATTAAGACTTATGAAGGCTTTTGTCAAGGCTATCATGCTATTCTTGAGGAACGCACCTGCTTTGCCAGCTAACTCTGTTGCCTTGGCCATTCCGCGCAGTGCGCCGGCAGCTAAACCTGCATACTTACCAAATCTTTTTGTATCTTTAGCAGCAGTTCGAAGAGCAGCAGCCAATGACTTGGTAACAGACCCGGTCTGCTGCATCTGCTTGCCGAACGTAGATGTAAAAGAGGCGCCGGCTTGATTAGCTCGATTAATCTCTGCCGAACCTCTCTTCCACGCATTTGTAAGCTGATTGGCAAGCTTAATCTGCTCACCCATCGCCTCGTTGATTTCTCTTAAATCATCTACGTTAATGTCAGAAGCCATAAATCAGACCACTCAGCTCTAGTTCTCTGTAAAATAAATATACACTTCTGAAAAATACAGGTTTATAGATTTTACAGCGGCCAGTCTATTCCTAGACTTTTTAGGTCACTTACAGTATTCTTCTTCTCTTCAATTAGCTGATTCACCTCAGCCAGTGTGATGTCTTCAGTATCTAGTGCCTCTAGTAAAGCAAGGGAAGCATCGTAAGCCCTGCCAAGCGCTTCTGTTCTTGCACCCTCACGCTTCAAGCCTCGAATCGGCTTTCGTGCTAGTAGTGAGTTAGCAGCCTCTAGAATTATTTTGTTTTTTGTGTCCATCGTCCACCTCTAGATTAATTATTACGTCCTAAGTCATTCTTCTCAATCTAGCTGGGACTTGTCCGCGCTGTTGACCCTGCATCATTCTTGTGTCTGGGTCTTGTCCGTGCGCTGCGTTATGTGGCGGCTGATTTTTATCTGCTGCCTTAGATATCTCTTCACCTGTCCTCTTGATAAACCACATTCTATATTTAATGGGCATATTGTAGGATTCACGATAAGTGAAACCCATATAGTACATCAGGAGAAAGTGTTGCTCTAAAAGTCTCTCTTTATCATTCGGCGTCAGGCCAAAAAAAGTTTACCCCGAGAGGTACCCCCAGTTCAGACCCCTCTCCGCATGCTGGACATTCGAACCAAGAGGTCATGTCTATGCCTGGTTCTATATCGTCCATGTACTTTCTAAGTGCACGTGAGTCCCTTGCGGGCATATTTCTAATAAAGTTGTTGATCTTTGATCGATCAGTAATTCCAGCTACCTCAATAAGAGTATGCTCAAGACGAGCAGTCACATTACTTTCAGACAGCTGGCCCATCTTCTTTCTTCTTGCATCAATTCGATTAATCTCTTCTTCGTCGGCGCCCGTTAAGAACTTGAACTTGACCTGCTTCTTTGTGTAAGGAAGTTCAAAAGTAAACGCGTTCTCACCCGATGAATCAGGATCTGACCCGAGGCGATTAATTGGCATCTCAGAAAGGTCGAACTGATACTTTGAAGCTGTTCCGCATTCTGGGCACGTAACTTCAGTTCTGTAGTCTGCTCCGTAACCTGTAATTCTAAGAGCTACCATTAGTGCGTTTCTGTCACCTGAAATTAGATCGTTCGCTCGAATACTCTTGTCTACTAGACAGGACTCAATTAGGTGGGTTATTACTGTCCCCTTTTTGATTAGAGCGCGAGATGTTAGAATATCCTCCTCTCGGGCTGTCATCGGGCGGATATCCACAGTCTCTTGACCATGAAGAGGATGATCCTCTGGGTAGACTAGCCCTAGTGAAGGCAAAGGAACAGACTCAAAAGGAATGTCAAGTCCAAAATCGTCCTTCATCACATTGCTTACAGGAGCGCCCGGCATGCTCATTGTCGGCGGGGCCTCTTCTTTAAAAACTTTGTTTCGGGTCTGCTTCTTGCTCAATTTAAAATCTCCTAATTGACCTTATCAATTATTCACAAATGTTGATTAGTAGTAAAACTTATTTAATTATAATTGTCTAGGAAATCATCATCAAGATCATCATCTAGATCTTCGTCATCAAACTCGCTTAGGACATTATAGATTTCACTCGCTTCAACCACATCAATCATTCCGTGGAAGTAGTCTTCAGCTGACTCGATAATATCTTGCCTTGAATAATAGACTTCTAGTTTTTCTTCGGGTACTTCAGCAGTGCCTCCCGCGGGCAGTGCCAGAACTAACACGTTTTGACCCTGATTGCCTTTGGAAGCGACCACGTTGTACGGTACATCTGTTTCCACATTGATGGATTCAGCGTAAACGTCGTCAACCACAATCGCGACCTTCTTTGACGCCTTAATGCTGTCAAGAGAAGATCCATACTTTTGAATAATACTTTTGTTTACATCCATGTAGTAAAAGTATCTCCATTAGAGAAAAGTGTAAATAAAAAGCCTCCGCACGCGGAGGCTTTATTATGTTTTGGTGAACTAAGATCGATCAGTACTGAAGTACGCAGTTGTCGAATCTTAGTGTCATTGCAATCTCAACTAGATCTGACCCATCGTATGATAGATCGTTGAAGTTAGCTTCGGTGAGAAATGCTCCCTTAATATCCCACAGCTCGACAACGGTACCAACTGGATCAAGTAGCTTGAGCTGGCAATCACGCTTGTAGAAGTCAGCGTAGCCTGCGCGACCTGAAACAGATTCGAAGTGGGTTCGCACCCATTCCATAACCTGCTGTGCGCCCGAAGGTGCAATTGGGTCGTGTAGAGTAACCGACATTGTTCCAAACGTCGTCTTGCCTGCGACATATCTGTGGTGGTTAATCCACGGAATTGCAACTTCCTCTGTTGTGAACGTTGGACGCGCAGCGGTTTTCATTAAATAAGCATCAATGCCCTCAATAGCAAATACCCATCGAAATTTTCTTTTGGGCTCAAACTTGTTTGGGAGCATATCGGTGACGGAAAGAGTATCAGCCATTTTGGGTTTCTCCTGATGAAATCATATTATTAATTATTACACTCATTTATTTTATATCCTAAATTTCTGCACCAGCATTTGTGATGACGAAGTCTAGTGATATGAATTCTGCAACTCTTGTAGGCTGCAAGAATATCTTACCTCTCAAGGTGTTGTTTTCTACATCAGCCTGAGTGGTCGTAGTTGTATCGATTACAACCTTGAACCTGTCCAGACCTTGCTGTTCTTGAATTCTGGTGAGAATTGGCTGAACAGCCCCTGAGAATTTCGCGAGAGTCGCTTCTCTGTTCGGCTCGAACAGGATTCTATTTGCGACTGCCTTAACTTGTCTTCTGATCTCAATCAGAAGTCTTCTCACGTTAACTCTATCTAGTGAGCTCTGTCTTGCGAGAAGTGTCTTCTGACCCCAGACGACCATACCTTCTGAACCTGGGAAGCTCGTAAGTGGGTTTACATCTGAGTCGTAGATCGTATCCAAGTTTGCTCTGCTTAGTCTTACTGAAGGTGATCTTCCCTCTGAGCTTGGATCCAGTGCGCCGCGGCTGAAGCCGGCTGGAGCATACCATGGATGAGCAACTCTATCATTTAGGGAGAATGCACCTAGAACTGCAACTGAAGGTGGTACCTGAACGTTTGTTCCCACGAAAGGATCTCTCACGATCACGTCAGGGAAGTAAGCAGCTGCGAAGGATGTGTCTAAGCCACGATCCTTAAAGGCTGTGACGGTGTTGTTTACACCTACGTCTTGAAGTGAACCAGTTACAACCTTGTTGTCAACGTCTCTCTCCTCGATGTCCATGATGTACATCGCATCAAATCGGGTCTCAACAGTCGTAATCGCCTTATTGGTGATTTGCTCGTGTCTAATACCTGGGATGGCGAGGAGCTTGATGTCAACGTCTGCCTTGGTTGAGATGATATCGAGCGCCTTGGAGTATGCTGAAACTGTTGGGCCTTCTGATTCTCCCTGTGATGCTTGATCCATTTCGCGCTTGATTGCAACGTTGTGAAGCTTTGACTTATCTTCATCAAAGATATTGACTCCGTCGAACCCGCCCTGGATGAAGAATGAGAACTTAGCAAACTTTCTAGTCCCTGGATCACTTAGATCTGTGCTTGGTAGGAATGCTCTTGTCTTGTTGCTAGCGTTAGTCGCAATACCGCCGAATCTGTGGTAAGAAGCACTGTGCCACTGCTTAGAATCAGCTGTTCCTGCTGAACCTGTTCTTATTTGAACGTTCTCGAGGGTGAAGAGGCCGCCTTGGAAAAGGTCAGCATCGATTTCACCGTAAGCAGCTGAAGCAACAGTTCCTGGGTTGTCCCCTGCCCAAGCTGGTTGATATGTTTCCTGCCATCCTGGGTAGTACTTTGTGAAAGTCTCAATAGAGTTGTTGAACTTTACGCCCCTGTTAAGCTCAAGCACATTGTCCTGTACTTCGAACTGAACTCCCCAGTAGTATGAAGAATCAGCCTGCTCTTTCGGAGGCCTGTTGACCTTGACGTTCTTTCTGTAAGGTACAGGTGGTGTCTGAGCTCTCTTAAGAACTGAAGCGTCGGGTAGAGCTTCTACGTCGTCTGGTGGAACTGTTAAGCACTCGGTACCTGAAGTTACTAGGTGGAAGTGACCTCTGAAGCCTAGCGGCAGTGATGTTTCTTCAACCTTCCCATCAGTTACATCGTCATTCATTGTAATTCTGATGTAGCTTGAGTTATTAGGATGTTCTCCGTAATTTACAAGTTTCTGAGCACCTAGCTTCTTGTCAAAATCGAACTTGGTGTACTTGTCACCGATCACTCGAGCGATAAATCGATCTGACATTGGGTTGAGTGAGAGTCCTCTGAACTGCTCAAGCACAACCTTGTTAGTGTCTGAGTCGTAGAAGTCACGAACTATTAGGTCAAATCTTCCGTACTTGTCGATATCTGACTTTGAGTTTTGGATATTTTCAATTGAGATCTTGAAGAGATGATTTGCATATTTGCCGTCGTCTCTAGAGAAGACCTTGAACAAGTTAACAGGAGACCCACCGAACTTCTGAGAAATTACCCATGGTGATCTTGGCTCTCTGTATCTTGTCTCGAATGCTTCGTAGTTAGGTGACTTGCCGGACGCATTAGCGTTTCTACCCAATGCACCTGTCAGAAGGAAAGCGACATCCTGGAATATCGGTGCCCCTGCTCCCGCTCCGGAACCGTTTACCTCAGTCTGACCTTCGCAAACGACGCCAGATCCCGTAACCTTTGCAAGGGCTGGGTGGACGTCGTAGTGACCGTAAAGCAAGTGTCCCGCCTCTTCAATCTTGGTTGGATCCGTGTTAAAGACGCTGGAGATGTAGTTACCAGCATCAGGATCAAACGAAGATGTAATGACGTTAGGATACTGGCCGGTTCCCTTGTGAC